CCAGGCGTCCTCATCTCCCCCAACGGTAGGCTTTTGTAATGAATAAGTTGTGGTGTTAGTTGGCATAAATAAACTCCTCAGTTACGTTTTTGCTACGCACACTTTTCCATCAATGTAAGGGAAACAAGCGGCCTAGCTCGTTAACGCGACTATCGCACAGTTTGGCTGTAGCTCCAAAAAATCATGCGGCGCGTGAATCTGTGATCGGCGTCCAGGTTTCGCTTGTGGTTGCAACTGGCGTCCACGTTTCCGGCGTGCCTGCAATGGGCTCCCACTTCTCTATGGCAGAGCTTGATAACGTAAGCGCAATGGTTGAGGTTGAACTGCTTAACAAGACACGCTGAACGGACGTAGATATTGACAAAGAAAGGGCTAAATTCACAGCCCCAACAACGTCAAACACACCGCTTGCAGTTGTGGTTGCAGATGGGCTAATCGAGGCGGCTACATTTCGCGTTAAACCTGCGGTGGCTGTCATAGACGCAGCAATAGCAATCGTAGCCGTGCTTTGCTCTATGCTGTCGTTACGGCCATAAATATTGGTGCCATACGTTCTAAGACCATACCCAGGTCTAAACCCATCAGAGGCAACGTACTCCTCGGCAACGCTAACTGTCGCGCTCTGTAATGTAATTGTGGCGCTTGCATCATTAACTGTGTCTGGATCAACCACGCTCACAGATAAGGCACACGCAATAGCTGCCGCGCCATCCCTTACAACTTGCGCGGAACAGGCAAGACTAAGCGCAGGCGTTACAGTAGCGGCGGCGTCAATCGCACCAGTAACACCATACAACCCACTGCCATATAAGTCGGCACCATATGATGCGCGATAAGCCACTAGTCTAGCGTAATATCTAGATCGCCGGTTGGAATGCGGAACACATCCCCAGTTGCAATGGCCTTGCTTGCAGATAACGCAGAGTAAGCAATCAAGTTGCCGCTTGTGCTTGCGTCAAAAACGCCAATATGCGTTACGGTGCCAAAACTAGCGGTAGCCGTCGGAAACTCTATCGCTGCGTTGTTAGTTGCCAAGTTGCCAGACACAGTAAACGCGACTGTGCGCCTCGCATACGCAGTGCCAGAAGTAGAAACCTCTGTGCCGCTACCATCTTCAGCCGGATTGCTCGTGAATAGCGCCACATACCAAGCTGTCGGCCTTGTTACGCTTGTTGCAGTAAACACGTAGTTTAAAACGTGCGTTTCAAAAGTATTGCTAAAACTCATGGTTAATACGCCTTTATTTTCATGCGACGGCCAGAACCGCCAAACTTAGTTGCCTCAGATTCGCTGTTAATATCAGCAAGTGTTTGCGCGTAAGTATTTCCCCAAACCGCAACACGCGCATCGTCTTTTAAGTAAGGGGCAGAGTGAACCAGTGCGCCATACAAATACACATCTGGGAAATACGTTAGAATATCATTGGTTGTATTACTGTCGCTCAAGGCGCTCACACGCTTATAGTAATACAACTCTGTTGAATAAGTGCCGTCTGGCGTTGGGTAGACCTCAATCTCACCCGCTGTAATTGCATAAAACGCAGGCTTGCCAGTGGCATCAGAACTAGACTTACGACGCTTTAACATCTCAGCTTTGCTCAACAACTCGATCTGCGCCAAATCGCCAGACGTTACGTGAAATGTTAAAGCTTCTGCAAAATCGGCGGGCAGGGCGCTGAACTGCGTATCAATCTGCGCTGTAGAACGGCCCTCCATACGCCAATGTCTCACACGCCTGTTTATATCTGCTTCTGCAAGAGTAATAAAATCTGGCGCAACGCTTGTTAAATCATCACGGTTAAGAAAGTCACCTATCGCTGTTTTAAGCTCTGCGTATGTCGTTAATGCCATCTACGTCCTCACTGAATTTTTACCACGGCAACCCCATGCCTTACGCCGTACTTTAACTTTAGGCGTGCGCTTCTGGCTCACCGTTCTTGCGCAATATGCCTTGCCTCGCTTTGTGCCTGGAGACGATACGCGCCGCCGCGTTTTGCCATCGCCATCCTTATATGTTGTGCCATCTGCAAATTTTTTGCTTGCAGGTATTTTTTTGCGCTTGGTGGGCATCAGTTGTAAGGCCTTGAATTTGCTACCATTTGCATTGCCCTTCGTATTTCTTCGTCTGTCGCATCTGGAAACCTACGGCGCAACTGAGCTTCAATATCAGACATACCGGCAGGCGTTGCTAAAATATTTGCAGATTGCGTATTAATGCTTGGCGGCATAGGCGCTTCTGGCAAAACAGGAATAACTGGTGGGAAATCACTTATTTTTTTTAATCTTGGATCAATTTGAGAGCTTGGTTGCGTAAACTGCATAGGGGCAGAGGGTGTGTTTAGCATTGGGTCCATAACAGGTTGCATTGCAGAAGGAAAAAACTGCGCCATAACAAGCGCCTCTTTCTCTGCCTCAGTTAGCATCCTTGGCTCTGTTCCTCTTGCAAAATTTCTAGGGTCAGAAGTAACTCTTGGCTCAACCATCTGCGCCGCATTGTTCTGCATAGGCATAGGTCTGCGCATAGGCTTCTTTGCAAAATATGCAGAACGTTTGCCCATGTCTCGACCAAGCACCGAATTAGCTAGGTTGCCGATCATGCTCAACAAACCGCCACCTTGAAAACGACCACCACGCGCCATAGCACCGCCGCCGTCAAACATATCACGCGCATTATAATAACCGCCTGATCTTGCCAATTCGTCAAATATGCTCATTTTTTCTTAGCCTTTTTCTTCTTGCCACGCGCAACAGCAAGATTAGACCACGCATTAGGATATTTCACGCCGCGACGCTTCGACATTGCCTTTGCTCGCGCTTTCTGTTGAGGCGTAAGTTTAGCCATTACTTCTTCTTCATCTTCATTTTTTTACCAGATTTTTTTGCCGCCTTTTTAGCCGCAGCCATACCCTTTTTGCCGTAAGAGTACTTCTTACCGTTCACCATAGGCATCACAAAAACCTCCATGTAAGTTACGCCACCAACTTAACACAGAGAGCCTAGACGCCCAAAAATTCACGCAATACCAAGCAAATTTCGCTTTAACTCGCCGCGCCACGTCTTAAACGCGCCAGACAATGCAGTTGCAGCATCACTTGCCATCGTCAAACAAAGCGCATCAGCCAAGTCAGGTGAACCCAAGCCACGCTTGCGCATCTCATCCTTGGATTCAGCTTTCATTTTACCAGAGGACGTAAAGCTATACCTTATAGCCGTTAATTCAGCAATTAGCTGGTCATCTTTGGGCAATTTGCAGCTCCGATCCTCTAACCACGCCTTGCACTTAAACCATAGCTCTGACCGCAAGTTCATATACGTATCACCCATAGATGGGCTTTCTGCTACGTTCACGCCACGCACCGGCAAACCCAATTCTTGCAAACGGTCAACAACGCCTGACCCCACGCCAATGCTGTCTACCAATATCTCAGCAGGGCGCTTAGACGGTGCCAATGCCTCATATTCTGCCACAATCCGACCCGTGGTCTGCATCAAGTCTAGCCCACGCCATGACCGTAGCTCAGTCACAATCGGCCCCTGACGCTTGCACAACGCCGTTGCATCAGAGCCAAAACGCGCAACGTCCAAGCCCCACACAACCGTTGCCTCATCGCTCACAACAACATCACGGTTTTGCGCAGCCTCAACCAAGTGATACGGAATAATCGTGTTATCATCAGAAAGCGGAAACTCACCCAACACTCTCACCCGGTATGCATTGCTCTCAGGGCCATACCGTAGCTCCATCTCATCAACAAACTCATGGCTCACCAACGGGCTATCCTTGCACGACCATGTGCGCGTCCACCAACTATTCGCCATACGATTGTGACTCTCAAAAAACGTGCCGCTAGACCGCGTAGGGTTCGACAACATCAACGTCGTAGCATTATGGCCGGACATCGAGCCTGCCGCCGCCTCATACACTTGCTCTGGCACGCCTGACGCCTCATCAATAATCAGCAAAACATGATCGCTGTGCACCCCTGCCAAGGCTTCTGGCGTCTCTGCGCGTGCCGTTCTGCAAGATATAAATGCTTCTGCCGGGGCGCTCACTAGCTCTACACGGTCAGACTTCACGTTCAACAACTGCTGCAACTCTTTCGGCAACTCGTTGATCCACCGCTTTAATTCAGCAAACATCGCGTCAAATAACTGGCTACTCGTCGGCGCAGTCACAACAACCTTGCAGGGATACCGCAACAACATAAACCACAACATAGCCCAACTTGCCGTTGTACTCTTGCCGGTGCCATGTCCAGATTTTACGCTCATCTTTCGTTCATCAAGTAAAGCACGCAAAAACTCAGCCTGATAGTCAAACGGCTGTGCGCCCAACATCTCCTCAACAAAAAGCACTGGATCATTGCCATAAACAGCAACAAATTCCTCCATAAAGTTGCTCGGCGCACTACTCATCGTTGTGCTCAATCGTCTTGGTCGTGTCTTGCACAAGCTTGGCCTTACGCAACGCATCCAAATGCATATCCCCAAGGTTTACGGTAATCTGCGTCTGGTTTGCCGTGTTGCCATATCTGCTGCGGTTCCAAGCCTCTGCAATAAAGCGATGCTGTGCAGCTTCCTCCTTGGCAATACTTACGTCCAACGCAGATAGCTCAGAAGTCTTGCTCCCAGGGTCGGCGTTTCTGCGCTCTGCCTTGCGCTCCTCGCGTAGCCTCCGCATAATCTCAAAGCCTGCTTCTGCATGGGCATCCGCGCCTTGCTCACGGGCAGCTTCCATAGCACGCTTGTAGTCATCGTGATTGTTCACCAACCTCTGCAAAAAACCACGGTCCAAGTCTAGCTCACGCGCCAAGCCAGTTATGGTGCCGCCACTAAGTAAATATTCTTCAAGATAAGTTGCGCCTCCGCGTGCTTCCACTTTAGCAATCGCTGCGCGTCGTTTAGGTCTGCCAGGCATGATTTTTTCTCCGTGTTATGGTCAAGTTATACGATAGGGGCGTGGGGGGGCAAAAATAGGTGCAGAATGTGTGTGGGGTTACACACAGACACACCCACCAAAAGCCGAGGGCGGGGGGGGTTTTTGCGCTCAATTTTGCCCAGATTTGGCGTTTTGTTAACATAATGTTTATTATAGACCGTTTGAAAATGGCGTAACCTATTGATATTGCTACGCTTTGATCTCAGAGCATAACAAACGCGCAAAATGGCGTAATTATTGCCATGCGCAAAATGCATAGCCAACGGCAAAAAAGGGGTCGCGTGCGCGTGCGAGGCTGAGCTAATGTGCTCACGCGCTTTCCAACAAAAAAGCAGCACCAAGGCCAAACTGGAGGAGAAAACCTTGGCGCTGCTAGTTGGAGCATACATTGGGAGAAACGCAACGCTTACTCTCAGACAAACACAGAAAAGCTTCTGTAATGCCATCATACACCATTTAGTCATCCCACGTAAAAACTCGTGCATCTTCACCGGCTAAACGATAGGCAATCACCAAATAGTTTATCTGGTCAATCAAGCTATCCTCATGAAACCCATTGTCATCCATACGCGCTGCCTTCAGTTCTGCCATCATCCTTGCAACATCGTAGGCCGACAGAGAGACTCCCTGAGTGAGCTTTTCTTTCAACACGCCGTTCCACCTATCTGCAATGCTTTGGTGCATTTCTCGGGCGTCTCCGTAGCACTCCTGACGATCTGCAACTATTTGCTCCGCTTTGTTAAAGATCTTCTTGTAGTTCATCTATCTCATCCTTTGTTCTAGCTCGATATTTTGCGTAGCCTCTTTCACTGACTACCTTGACGTATTGTCGATCTATTAAGCTCAGCAACACTTGCATCACGTCTTTCAACTCTTCATCCAATGCGCCTGCTAGGTCTTTTGCTGTGATGACACCGTGACTACGCATAAAGTCGAGAATGTGTAGCTCTGGCTTTGTAAGTGGTTCACGCCAAACCCTACGCCGTTTGTCATCTGGCAAAGCTGCACGTAAACCCAGACGCGCACGTTTTCGCTCAAACGTCATCATTCGCTTTTTTAGCATTTCCTCATCCATGCCGTTGAAGCTCATACTTGCGTTGGAGAATGATTTGCTTTTGCGCCTCGCTCCAGGTTGAGAGGTTAGGGTTGTTCAAAACACGCCGACGATTGGCAACACCTTCCAACTCAGCGAGTGATTTTACATCAGCAATAGCGCGTTTAAATTCTTCATTCTGCAACTTGGAATAATCAGGAGCCTTCCAACGTAATTTCTTTACATCTTCTAAGCTCATGG